TGCATCTTTGGGACTATATCCTAGCTCAATATATAACTCAGCTCGGTCTTCTAAAAACTTCTCGTTGTGTTCGTTCATCTCTCCCTCCCTAAATATTTAATCCCCTCAATAAGAATCTCTGGATTATCTTTTGCTCTTCCAAGCATCGCATTACAATCATTGCATAACAACTTTCCAACCTTACCAGTCTTATGGCAGTGGTCTATATTTAATGACTGTTGATTCGTGCCTCTGTTTTTATGTTTAAGATTTAGCTCTTCCTGCGTGATGCCACAAATGTGACACCACGGTTCTTCCCATAATTTGTCATACTGCTCTAATGTAAGATTGTATCTTTTTGCTGTAATCAAACGATTATGTTCTTTGACTTTGTCACGACCCTTCGCTGTTTTGCGATAAGCCATGCGATATTTGGTATTGTAATCTTTCCTGTCAGTGTAATAAAAATCCCATTTCTCAGAATACTTCATTATACTGACCTCAATCTACTAATCTTTGCATCAAGTTGCCTATTTACTTCTTCGTAAATAGCTAGCCTCAATGTCTCTAATGTAGCATCGTCTAAATGCTCACCTTGTATATTGAAAAAATCTGTAACTAGACCATCATCATTATATGTTCTAGCATAGATGTTTACATCAAAAACTATTTTAGGTTTATCGCTCATTTAACACCTCCTGTATATGATTAGCTATAAATTCTTTAGCCTCGACAAAAGTGCCATCAGCTTCCCAATTGTCCTTGGTAAATTTAAGCTTAGCTAAATATAAAATTGTAGCTCTTTGGTAAATAGTTAACATGTTGCCACCCGCGCTGTAGTCCAACATGCATCTAAGTTCTGTGTGATACTTTGACATATTTACAACCTCCATACAGAAAGTATATCTGAACTAAAGTTAATATCAAATATATAGACAAAGTATCTTAACTTATGTTAATATATGATATGCATAAGAATCATCATATACAACGTTTGCATAAAATCTTAAAAAGGAGGATTACAATTATGTCAGAAACCGTGGAAGGAACTACAGACCATGTCACTATCGACACACAAATAGGCAGTTTTGTAGATATGGCTAGCAAGCTCAGTAACCACTATCGTATTGATAATACTAATTTGCTTACTGATGACTTTGAAGCTTTTTGCGAGGCTTTTCATAAATTGACTAAGGCTATATACAATCAAGACCAATGGTCAGCACTCGCCAAGATTGACCACCTTTCCAAAGTGCATGACACTTTAAATGACGGCCTTTCTAGTGTGAAGAATAATCTGCGACACTTAATGAACGGTATCAACAGATTAACAGAATCTGAAGATAAGTTAGACAGATTCAGAGACACTCTCTTTGAACTCATGGAAGACCACATGGATAGTGTTGTAAGAGACAATGCACGAGAAGACATGAGAGAGATAGCGCAAGAAGAAATAGATGATGCTATCGGTCAACTCTATGTCACTAGATAGAACTACCAGTTTGTCACTTCTGGCTAAAAAGTGACATCACTTTCCTACATTAAGATACTGAGCATGACAAGCAAGTCCTAACTAAAGTTGATCTTAACCAAAGTTAATAACCAAGAGTTACCAAGGCCTATGCGAGGGCTGTTGTTTAAACTTGTTTCTATCGTTAGCATGAGACCGCGCGGGCTACCTTCTTGATGAGCATGAGTATGGCTTTGCTTAGCATGACAGTTACCATGAGCATGAGTGTATGCATGAGGAGTATCACCTCCGTACGTACGCGGAAGCTGACACGCTGTAAAAAATCTTCTAGGAAACGTAGGCGAATGGTCCTCCGCCCACACACATACGTTAGCAAAAAAAACAAGCCATGTCAAACCAGACCCCCTGCCCCCCCAAACGGCGCGCAGTTGTATAGTATAATGCATTCTTCCGCGCAGCGGGGGAAAAAAAAGGAACTTAACCTATAGTTGACCGACTAAAAACTATAGGTTAGACTACTTTAATAATGAGTAGAAGCCTTACAGAGCAACAAAAAGCGTTTATTCAGCACTTTAGTAGAACAGGTAATGCTACACAGTCCGCAATTAAGAGCGGATATAGCCCTAAAACTGCAGAACAGCAGGGATATGAACTCAAAAACAAACTAGCTGTAGAGATAGAAGCAGAAACTAGGAAGTTATTATCTAGCGCTGTGCCTATGGCAGTTGATAAATTAACAAAACTAGCAGAAGATGATAGAACAGCGCCGAATGTTAGATTAGGTGCTATTAAAGATATTTTAGATAGGGCAGGTTACCAGGCAGTACACAAAGTAGAAGATGTAACTGGCAAAAAGTCAGACCAAGAATTAGAGGCAGAACTAAAACACCTTTTATCTGGGCTGATGGTAGGTACTGGTAATATTAACTAAAGTTAATGAATGATAATTTAGAAAGAGCAGTAGAAATAGCTAAGGAATTAGAACGTAGAAAAACTGTAAATAGACTAAACCATTATAAACCGTATAAATATCAAACTAAATTTCACAATACTGTAGCATCACAGCGATTACTTATGGCTGGTAACAGAATAGGTAAATCTTTTTGTGGCGCAATGGAAATGGCATATCATTTGACTGGCAAATACCCAGAGTGGTGGCAAGGTCGCAAGTTTGACAAGCCTATTAGAGCGTGGGCAGGTGGGTCATCTAATGAAACAACTAGAGATATATGTCAAAAAGAGCTTGTAGGACAACCTGATGACCCCTCAGCAAAAGGAACAGGTAGCATACCACTAGACGACATAGGAGAAACTACAAGAAAACCAGGTGTACCAAACGCTATGAACAGCTTAGTCATTAAGCACGTCAGTGGTGGGTGGTCAAGACTTGCATTCAAAGCATATGAAATGGGTAAAGAAAAATGGATGGGTGAAGCTGTAGATGTGGTATGGCTAGACGAAGAGCCACCAGGGCCTATATATAGCCAGGCACTAACTAGAACTGCGGACAGAGGTGGCATGGTATTTATGACATTTACACCAGAAAATGGTATGACAGAAACAGTTGCGCAGTTTGTAAACAATCTAAAACCTGGTCAAGCACTACAACAAGCAGGGTGGGATGATGCACCACACATGACAAAAGAAGTAAGAGAACAAATACTATCTGCATTACCGCCGCATGAAAGAAAAATGAGAGAGCAAGGCATACCACAACTAGGTTCTGGTCTTGTATTTCCTGTAGCAGAAGAAGACATTGTCACAGAACCTTTAGATATTCCACCACACTGGCCTAGAATATGCGGGTTAGACTTTGGTTGGAATCACCCAACAGCTGCAGTGTGGATTGCATGGGATAGAGATAGCGACATAGTGTACGTGTATGATACATATGCTATGCGACAAGAAGCAGTGCCAATGCATGCAAGCGCATTAAAAGCGAGAGGCAACTGGATTCCTGTAATTTGGCCTATGGACGGCAGACAAGCTGACAAAGGTTCTGGTAAATCACTTACTGAGCAATACAGAGCTGAGGGTGCAAACATGACGCGTGACCATTTTACAAATCCACCACCTGCAGGACAAAAGGATGGCACAGGTGGTATTTCTGTTGAGGCAGGAATTATGGAAATGTATACGCGTATGCAAACAAAACGATTGAAAATATTTAAAAATCAAGATAAACTTTTACAAGAATTGCGAATGTACCATAGAAAGGATGGTAAGATTGTTGCAATCAATGACGATGTAATTTCTGCTATGCGTTATGCAGTTATGTCATTGCGAAAAGCAAGAGTCAAAGATTACCAACCAACGTATGTTCAAGCAGACACGGAGTTTAATGTTTTCGCGTGAGGAAAGAACACAAAAGCAAAAAGGGAGGTCTTACTAAAGCTGGTCGTGCCTACTTTAAACGTAAAGAAGGAGCTAATCTAAAACCACCAGTAAGTAAAGGTAAGAACCCTAGACGTGTTAGTTTCGCAGCGAGGTTTGCTGGTATGAAAGGACCTATGAAAGACAAAAAAGGTCGCCCTACTAGAAAAGCTATGGCATTAAAAAGATGGGGATTTGGAAGTGTAGCGGCAGCACGAAATTTTGCACGCAGAAATAAAAAGTCTTAGGAGGACAAAATTATGCCAGGACATTATGGTAAAAAGAAAGGCGGTATGAAAAAAGGTGGTGCTAAAAAAGGTGGCGCTAAAAAAGGTACTGCAAAACTAGCAGCTATGTACGGAAATAAAAAAAAAGTAACAAGGGGTGATATTATTGCTGCAGCCAAAAAGAATAAAAGAGGTAAAGCTTAATGGCTAAAAGAGGATTGTACGCAAACATTCATGCAAAAAGAAAAAGGATAAAAGCAGGTAGTGGCGAAAAAATGAGAAAGCCTGGAACTAAAGGCGCACCAACAGCAGCTAATTTCAAACGTGCTGCTAAAACTGCTAAGAAAAGAAAAAAATAATGGGTAGAGCAGCAAAATCAATTTTTTCCGCACCAGTAAAATTAATTAAATCAGCTATTAAACTGCCTAAAAAAATAATATCTACAGGCATGGGTCTTGTAGGTGGAAAAAGAAAAAAACAATCTCAGTCAAGAGCAGAGGCTATGCAAACTGTATCACAAGCAGCAGGACCTATTTTAGGTTCTAGAACTCGTGCATTGCCTTCACAAAACCTAGCAGGTTCGCAAACTGTAATGACATCTGCGTTAGGAGTTTTAGAAGAAGCTAGAACAAGAAGGTCTACGTTAGGAGGATGAACATAGTTATTGACTCAAACAGTATACAAGAGTTTGCTGATTGGATAAAACCTAGGGCGGATGTACACATAAATGATATAGCTAATAGTTCATATATTGGTTTTGTAGAAAAAGATAAAATCATAGGTGCTGTATTATTTACAAATTATGATGGAAATAATATTTATATACATGTTGCATTTGATACACCTAGATGTGTAAATAAAAAAACTATTAAATTAATGTTTGACTATATATTTAATCAAATAAAATGTAAAAGAGCTACTGCACAATGCGATGATACAAATGCAAGAATTAAAAAATTAGTAGAAGGTGTAGGCTTTACAAGAGAAGGCACTATGCGCAACATGGCAGGCAAAAATAATTTAGCTGTATATGGCATGTTAAGAGAGGAATGTAAATGGGTATAGTTAAAGATATATTATTTCCAAAACAACCAAAACAAGACAACTCTATTTTAATAGAACAACAAAAACGTGCAGACGCGCAGGAGCAACGACTCAAAGATGAACAAGCAAAAATACGAAGACTAGGCCAAACAGGTCGTACTTCATTAATTATGACAAGCGGCATGGGTGTAGAAGACGAGCCTACAGTTATGAGTAGAAAGCTGGGAAGTGCATAATGGAAAAATATGAATATATTAAAAAGCGATTAAATGCAATGCAAGGCGACAGACAAATGTGGGAAGACCACTGGCAAGAAATATTAGATTATGTAATGCCACGTAAAGCTGACGTTACAACACATAGAGCAAAAGGTGAAAAAAGAACTGAAGTATTGTTTGACTCAACAGCTATAACTGCAAGTAGTTTGTTAGCTGCAAGTTTGCAGGGTACATTAACATCGCCATCTCTTCGCTGGTTTCATATAAAACTTAGAAATGAAGAATTAAATATGGACAGAGAAGTACAGTTATGGTTAGAAGATGCATCACAAAGAATGTATAACTTGTTTAATGGAACAAATTTTAACAGCGAAGTACACGAACTATATCTTGATTTAGTTACTATAGGAACTGGTTGTCTTTTTGTAGAAGAAGGCAATAAAGGTTTTGATATAGATTTAATTAATTTTAGAAGCATGCATTGCGCTGAATATTATATACAAGAAAATATAAATGGCGTAGTAGATACTTTATATAGAAAATATAAACTTACAGCAAGACAGGCTATCCAAGAATTTGGTGAAGACAATGTAGGCGAAAAAATTATAGAAGCAGCACAAAACAAACCAGATAAAAATTTTAATTTTATACATGCTGTAGAACCAACAGAAGATTATGAAAGAAGTATGGGCAAATCTGCTACGAAACTACCTTTTCATTCATGTCATGTATGTGTAGAAGACAAAATGGTAGTCAGAGCAAGTGGATATATAGAGTTTCCTTATCTTGTACCACGCTGGTCAAAAGCAACAGGAGAAATATTTGGACGTTCGCCATCATATAATGCTTTACCTGACATAAAAACATTAAACAAAGCTGTTGAAATAGGATTAAAAGCATGGGCAAAAGCAATAGACCCGCCTTTATTAGTCCAAGATGATGGCGTAATAGGTAAAGTAAGAATGACACCAGGTGGTATAACTGTTATTAGAAACGATTCAGCAGTGCAACCTTTTCAGGGTGGAGCTAATTTGCAGCTTACAGATATGAAAGAAAACTCTTTGCGTACTGCTATAAGACAGGCTTATTACTCAGACCAGTTACAATTGCAAGACGGGCCGCAAATGACAGCAACAGAAGTACAAGTTAGATATGAACTTATGCAAAGACTTCTTGGTCCTACACTAGGTAGATTTCAGTCTGAATTTTTACAACCTCTTATAGAAAGAGTTTTTGGACTTATGCTTAGAAATCGAGCATTTTTACCAGCACCAGAAATAATAGCTAATCAAGCCATTGACGTTGAATTTGTAGGTCCTTTAGCAAGGTCACAACGTATGGAAGAAGCTGTTGCGGTAGAGAGACTGTATCAACTAGCAATGAATGTAGCACAAGTAAGTCCAGATGTCATGGATATAATAGACCACGATGAAGCACTTAGACAAAGAGCAAAATTATTAGGTGTGCCAGACAGTGTATTAAGAGGTAGAAACGAAGTTGCACAAGGAAGAGAAATGAGAGCAATGCAGCAGCAACAACAACAACAAATGATGGCAGAACAAATGGAAGCAGAGACACTACAAAAACAAGCACAAGCAACAAAAGAAGCTGTTGACCCTAGGGTATCAGCAGAAATACAAGATGTATTGGCAGAGGTTACAGGATGATAGATAACGAAGACGTTAATGACCAATTAGGTAAAGAATACAAATTGTTAAAAGGCGATTACGCAACAACTTTTAGCACAAAAGAAGGTATGCGAGTATTAGAAGACCTCAAACATGCATACTATCACAGAATATCTTTTAGTAGAGACCCTTATGCAACTGCTTACAACGAAGGTATGAGAGCAGTTATTATAAGAATAATCAACCTAATTTCTAAGGAGGAAAATAATGGCTGAAGAAACAATGACCACCGAGTCAACAGATAGCCCAGAAACAGAGCAAAACTCAGGTTCAGTTTTAGGGTCTGATAGTGTAGGTGACAATCAAGATTGGAGGAATACTTTACCTGAAGATTTAAAGAATGACCCTACTCTACAAAATTACAAAGACGTTGCATCACTTGCAAAAACTGTTGTGCATCAACAACAAATGATAGGTAATAGAATACCTTTGCCTAAAACAGAAGAAGAAAAAGCAGAGCTGTATGGCAAGTTAGGCCGACCAGATGCACCAGAAAAATATGAAGTTAATGTAGGACAAGATTATGAACAATATTTTAACGAATCTGCATTAAATGAGTTCAAAAATGTTGCACATAAAATTGGTTTAAACAACGACCAGGTATCTGCTCTTATAGATTTTCAAAAAAGTCAGGTAGATTATGAATTGCAAAATCAACCAGGAATGTTAGAAAGTCAGAGAAAAGAAACAGAACAAAGTCTAAAACAGGAATGGGGTTTTGACTATGACAAAAATGTCAGGGCAGCACAAAGAGCGCTAGATGTTTATGGAGACGAAGATTTAAAACAACTCATGAACACAGAAGTAGGTAATAACCCTGCAATAATTAAACTGTTTCACAGATTAGGCCAGGAAGTAACAGAAGATATGGCACAAAACACACAAAATAATAAACTTACTATATCTCCTGTAGATGCAAAACAAGAGATAAGTGCAATAATGCAAAATCCAAAACATCCTTATTTTGATTCTAGACATAGAGAACATAAAGATGCTGTAGAAAAAATGAGACAATTGCACGAAAAAGCATTTGGCACAGAATAAGTTTTAGTTTATAATTTTTGTACCAGTTCGCCCAGTAGGATAACGATATGGTAGCCGTATGTGGCTATAAACCATAGGTTTCCCTTTTTGGATAAAAACCGAGAGACTAAAAATTATTTTATGGAGGACTGAATTATGTCAGTACAAATAACTACAGCTTTTGTAGAACAATATAAAAGCAACGTATTTCATTTGGCACAACAAAAAGGTTCTAGACTTAGAGATGCTGTACGTACAGAAACAGTAGTTGGTAAAGCTCATTTCTTTGAAAGAATTGGCTCAACAGCAGCATTAAAAAGAACATCTAGACATTCTGATACTCCTAGAGTTGACACACCTCATTCAAGAAGGAAAGTCACTATGGATGATTACGATTGGGCAGACTTAATTGACAACGAAGACAAAGTAAGAATGCTTATTTCACCATCGTCAGAATATGCACAAGCGGGTGCATGGGCAATGGGTAGAGCAATGGATGATGCAATTATTGATGCAGCTTCTGGTAACGCCTTTGGTGGCGTAGCTGGTGGCACAACAGTAGCATTACCATCTGCACAAAAAATCGTTCACGGCTCTGCAGGATTATCAGTAACAAAACTTATTGAAGCCAAAGAAATTTTGGACGCAAACAGCGTAGACCCAGAAGAACCTAGGTATTGCGTTGTAACATCAAAACAACTATCAGATTTGTTAGCAATAACACAAATTACATCTGCAGACTTTAACTCAGTTAAAGCACTTGTTCAGGGTGAAATTGATACATTTATGGGATTCAAATTTATCAGAACAGAAAGACTAGACACTAACTCATCTAGCAACAGATTAGTTTTAGCATTTGCACAATCTGGAATTGGCCTTGCTGTTGGCCAGGATATCAACACTAGAATATCCGAAAGAGCAGACAAAAATTACGCAACCCAGGTATTCTTATCAATGACTATCGGTGCAACACGTATCGAAGACGAAAAAGTTGTTGAAATAGAATGTACTGAGAGTTAATAGGAGGAATCAATTATGGCAACAGCTAAATCAGTAGAGATTACAGCATTAGACGCATCGCCTAGAGAAGTCCTAGAAACTGGAAGTTTAGAGGGTAGAATGCGTGTAGCAAGTGGTACAATTGCCGCTGGAACAGGCGACATTGATAATGACGATGTATTAATGATGGTACAAATTCCATCTAACGCAAAAGTATTATCAATCAAACTATTCAATGACGATTTAGATTCTAATGGCTCACCATCATTGGCAGCCAACGTAGGTCTATATTATGAGAATGGTACTGTTATTGATGAAGATTGTTATGCATCAGCCATAACAACTTTACAAGCAGCAGAAACAACTGGAGCTGAAGTTGCTTTCGAGGCAAGAAATGTTAATGCAGTTTCTAACTTTGCATGGGAAGATGGTGGTTTATCCACAGACCCAGGTGGAGCTTTAAGAATTGCTTTAACTATGTCTAACGCAGCAGCAACAGCAGCAGCTGGCGATGTAACACTAATAGTTACATATGTTGTAGATTAACAACAAAAAAAGGGGGGTAGTTTCGGCTACCCTCTGAGGATATTATGGCAACAGAAGTTTCAATATGTGCTAATGCACTTAGAAAATTAGGGGATGACCCTATTACATCACTTACAGACGATACAGAAAGAGCAAGAATATGCAATGCTTTGTATGAACCAGCCAGAGATGCATGTCTTAGGTCGCATCCTTGGAATTTTGCAATTACAAGAGCAACGCTTGCTCAGTTATCGACAACACCAACATATGAATATGCATATCAGTATGCCTTACCAACTGACCCATATTGTTTGAGAGTCTTGTCTATGGAGTATGAGGATTATATATTCACAGTAGAAAATTCTACAGAAGGCAGAGTTTTACTTACAGACGAATCAACAGCAAAAATAAAATACATTGCACGAATTACAGATACTGCATTGTTTGATACTTTGTTTGTCGATACATTAACAGCAAAATTATCAGCAGAATTAGCCTACCCTATAACAGGTAGTGCGAGTTTACAAGCACAAATGGAGAAGATATATCAGCAAAAATTATCTGAAGCAAGAAGCATAGATGGGCAAGAAGGATTTCCTACAGACCTTGTATCAGAAACATTTACTGATTTTAGGAAATAATGGCAAGAGTACATCCATTTCAATCTAATTTTACAGCAGGAGAAATTTCACCTAAATTAAAAGGGCAAGTAAATTTCAAAAAATATCCAAATGCCTGTGATACATTAGAAAACATGACCGTGTTTCCGCAAGGCGGAGCAACAAGAAGATATGGCACATCGCATGTGTGTTCAGTAAAAGACTCATCTGCTACTACAAGACTCATACCATTTGAATTTAATGTGACACAGGCATATATATTAGAATTTGGAAATAATTATATAAGATTTTATAAAGATGACGGACAAATAACAGAAGCAAATAAAACTATAACAGGTATTACACAAGCCAATCCTGCAGTTGTAACTGCAAGTTCTCATGGTTACAGCAATGGCGACCATGTATGGATAAATGATGTTGTAGGCATGACAGAATTAAATGGTAGAAGATTTACTGTAGCAAACAAAACAACGCATACTTTTGAGTTGTCTGGAATAAACAGCACATCTTTAACAGCGTATAGTTCAGGCGGAACAGCTGCAAAAGTTTTTGAAGTAACTACTACATATACGGCAGCACAAGTAAATGATATAAAATTTACACAATCAGCAGATGTAATGTATTTAGTGCATCCTGAACATGAACCAGCAAAATTAACAAGAACAGGCCATACATCTTGGACGCTAACAGATGTTGTATTTACTAGAGGGCCTTATTTGCCTACAAATACAACAACAACTACATTAAATCCAGGCTCTTCAGGCGCAGGCACAGGAGTTGCTTTAGTAGCATCTGCTGATTTATTTGCATCAACAGACGTAGGTAGGCTGGTAAAACTACATAGTGGCCATGCAAAAATTACAGCTTTTACAGATGCACAAAATGTAACAATAGAAATATTAGAAGCATTATCAGCGGCAACAGCGACAACAGATTGGCAACTAGGATATTTTTCAGCAACAGATGGTTTTCCCGAAACAGTATCATTTTTTGAGCAAAGACTTATATATGGCGGCACTACGAATTATCCACAAACAATATTTGCATCAGAATCAGGAGATTACGACAGTATGGACGAAGGTTCTGCAGGTGCATCTAATGCCTTTATATATACAATAGCAGCAAACAGAGTAAATAAAATTAGATTTTTAATGCCAGCAAGAGACTTGGTTATAGGAACAGCGGGTGGTGAATTTAAGGTTGGAAGACCAACAGGTGAACCTTTAAAACCAGCTAACGTTCAAATAACACAACAAACCACATTTGGTGCAGCTAAAACACAACCAGTACAAATAGGAAATGCTGTGTTGTTTGTGCAAAGGCAAAAAAGAAAAGTTAGAGAGTTTGGATATAATTTCCAAGACGATGCATATGTTGCGCCAGACATGACATTGTTGTCAGAGCATATTACACAGGGTGGCATAGAAGAAGTAGCTTATGCGCAAGAACCAGATTCTATTTATTGGGCTGTGCGTAACGATGGCGTTTTGTTAGGGCTTACTTATCAAAGAGAAGAAGACGTAGTAGCATGGCACAGACATATAATGGGCGGAAAAGCACAATCTTGTACTGTTACAGTTACAGATTATGACAATACATTATCAGGAACAAAACTAACTTTTACAAAATCAGATGGTACGACTGTAACATTTACATCTACAACAGGGACTGCAGGAACTAATGAATTCAAAACAGAAACTAATAACAACACAACAGCAAGTAATTTACAATCTGCCATAAATGGTCATGCAGATTTTACAGCTACAGTCTCGAGTGCTGTAGTTACTGTTACTGAAACTACACCAGAAAGCACAGGATTTTTAACAGTTGTTAGTCAAGATTCTGTAAGGTTAGCGACTACAGATGAGTCAGCTGCAAAAGTAAAATCGGTTGCAACAATTACAGAAACAGACGAACATCAAACATGGGTTATAGTAGAAAGACTTATTGGCGGCAACACTGTGCAACACGTAGAATTTTTAGATGAAAATTTTAATATGGACAGTTCTTTATCAGGAACAGTAACAGGAGCTAGCACAAAAGTAACAAGCCTCGACCACCTAGAAGGCGAAACAGTGCAAATACTTATAGACGATGCTGTGTACCCAAAACAAATAGTAACTAATGGACAAGTTACAGTTAGTTTACCAAGCACGTTTGCAAGTAAAACTATTAAAGTTGGATTAGGTTTTGTTTCTACATTAAAAACATTAAATATAGAGTCAGGCGCACAAGCAGGTACTGCGCAAGGCAGAGAAAAAAGGTATAATGAAATTATTGTAAGATTACATGAAAGTGTAGGTGTAACAATAAACAACGACCAGCTGCCTTTTAGAAGTTCAGCAGACGAAATGGGTCAGCCTATACCTGCATTTACAGGAGATAAACGAGTGTCAAATTTTGGTTGGACAAAAGAAGGCCAAGTAACAATACAACAAACACAACCGTTACCATTGACAGTTTTAGCTATAAGCGGAACACTCGTAAACAGTGATTAATATGGGATTGCCAATAATAGCATTAGCAGCAGGTGCAGCGCTTACAATTTTAGGCGCAAGAAATCAAATAAATAGTATTCGTGCATCTAAAAAAGCAGCTCTATTTGGAGCAAATTATGATTACGAAGTAGGGCGTGAAAAAAGATATAGTGAAAGATTACGAGCTTTTCAAAATTGGCGAGCTGCAACAGGGAGAAGGGGTGTAAGTTACACCAGTGCTTCTAACTATACACAGCTAGCTGAATTTACTATGCAAGCAGAAAGAGAAAATAAAAGAATGTTAGATAGATATACATTACAAAGAAATAAAATTAATGCTACAGCAGCAGCACAAATAGCAGGTGTTTATAATAAAGCAATAGTATCAGCAATAACGATAGGATATTCAGGATATAATTATTTGCAAGGAAGTAATTTAGCAGCAGAAGGCGCGTTAAATACAGGATTTTTGCAAGGAGGTGCTTTGTCTGGTATGCCAGGATATTCTGGAGCTACTTTTACTAGCTTAGGCGGAGCTACACCAGCAACAGGAAACACACTTTTAGGAGGCATTTATTAATGTCAACAATTATTGACGAACAGTATACAACCCTTGGTAACATTGCAGCAGATACTAGAGCGCAAGGTGATACTACTGGAGCAGGAGAAATGATACGTCGTATTGGCGTAAAAGAAGGAAACAAAGAAAATCTTTTTAAAAATGCACAAGCTATATTAGCAATAGATTTACAAAGCAAAAAAATGAATGTTGATTACAACGTATTTGCAAAAGGTTGGTTTCAAGAAAATATAATGAAACCAGGCTTTGCAGACAACCCAGATACCTGGATTCAAAAATTTCAAAATGATTCTGCAATTTTTAAAGACAATTTGTATAGCAATCAAAACTTTTTGCCAGCTGCAGTTCTCAAAGGAAAAGCCTTAATAAATTTAGCTGAAGGCGACACAATATTAAATTTACAAGAAGAAGCTTACACAGCAAATAAAAAAAATTTTAGAATAACTTCCGACACAAAACGTGAACAAGCTAAAGATTCTATTAAGTTAGCAGACTCGCCTACAGAAATTCAGGGCATATTTGATAGTCAAATATTATCAGACGACGACAACGTAAATAAGGTGTTTTATTCTGCAAGTGAGCTTAGCCAAATAAAAGACGATTTTTATAATTATGCAAACTCAGAATATATGTTTAAATTAGCTGCAGTTTATGATGACAACGGAGAGCTTGATTACAGAAAAACTGAAGAAAATATAAAGAATCCAAATTTTACAATAAAAACTGTAGATGGAAAAAGAGTAGATGTACAAGACGCTGCTAGATTAGAATTGATTGAAAGCCTAGGAACTTTGGCTAGTAATCAAGATAAAGCCAAAGACAGCATAATTAGTGCAGCAAATGATAAAGGCACAGCACGTTATTATGAAGGTGTATATGAAATGAAAACTGCTACAACTAAAGAAGATTACGATGCGGGTTTAGCTAAAGTAAACGAAGGCCTTAATCAGGTAAGTTCCGAAACAAAAGTAGAATTACTAGCACACAAGGACAGTTTTTTAAAAAGCGGTGATGAGACATATCAAAACACAACATATTTAAATTTAAAACTTTTAGCGTCAGGTGGTTTTTTAGATACGTCTACTATATCACGAGCTGTGCAAGAAGGTAAATTAGACCCAGGTAAAGTAAATGAACTGGTAGATGACAACAGAATAGCAAAAGAAAAAATTGAAAGTGGCAACGCAAGGCACGAATCAAATGCAATAACCATTCTTGCTAATACATTAGGCATGAACACTGAAGGCGTTGCTACTGGTAATGTTTTACTAGATATAGCAGCGCTTAATGCAAGTAATGACAACAAAAAAAATGCAGACTTTGCGCGAGCATATTCTTATTTGCAACAATATATAGAAATTGGAACAAAAGAATATGGTTTAACACGAAGAGAAATTCTTACAAACCACCGTGTTATAGAGAGTATAGGTAACCAAACAAAAGATAAACCATCTAATGTAGTATTTGGCGACACTAATGAGGAAATACAATCACTTTTAGATGACAATAAGTATTTATCATCAAAAACTGTAGGTATTGGACCAATTACACCAAGAGGTATAATTATAAATCAATTACAAAATATTCAAGGCGGCAACGTGCCGCAAAAAAGATTAACTGGCGAAACAATTGCTGAATTTGACAATCGAGTTACTAATTTAAAAAAAGTTTTACAAGTTCTAAGATACCAAAAAAGAGCGGACGCATCGAATGCAGACGTTAAAATGTTTGCAGAAATATTAGAAATACCAGATTATTATTTTAATAATGACGGAACACTTAATGAAGACCTAATAAAAGGAATGAATCAAGAAGATTAATGAAAGATTTAAAACAAATACAAGCAGATGTTGATTTTGACGTAGATGAATACGAATTAAAACTGCGTAAAAAATACAAAAATGCAGGTTTTACTGACGCAGAGATTAATAAACATTTAAATACATTAGATTCAGAAAGTGAAATTATAGGTACTGATGATTTAATTATTGACACAGAGGCTATACCAGAAGAACGTTTAGATGAAGGCGATTTATTATTACGACAAAAAATTAACAAAGAAGAATATTTGTTAAAAAAAGAATATAGAAATCAAGAAATAGCAAATATCTTTAATGTAGATGCGCGTATTCAAGAAAAAGCGCGTATACAAAATAATGACAAATCTTCTGGCACAAATCCACATTTATCTACAGTAATAGGAGACAAAGAAGATTTATATAATCCTTTTAGCACACTTTTAAAAGACGGGGAAACTATACAAGAATATGCAAAAATTGCAGAAGATTTAAAAACACAACGTCAAGTACAAAAAATGGGTTTAAAATATTTAGATAATGGGCCTTTGCATAATTATGATTTATCAAAAGTAGAAAAAGTTAATCTTTTAGATACTGCTTCAACTATTTTTTCATTGGCAAGTAATAGTAAAAACATACACAGTACAGATGGTAAACGTAAAGGTTTTTTACAACTAACAGACAACCAATGGGAAGATTGGAAACAATTATATGCAGCTACAGAAAGAAAAAATGGCACGTTTATTTATGAAGAGTGGTTAGATGAATCAGACCCTACTGCAGTATTGGCACAAAACAAACACGCAATAATTCTTATAAATTATATTATGCATAGTCCAAATATAAGCGAAGAATTAAGAGCTGGTTTGTTAAATGGAGATATAGAATCAGCACAAAAGTTTGTAGATTTACACATTTACATGGGGGAAGAAAACAAATCACAAGTTAGAAAAGAAGGATTATTGACTGATAACTATGAGATTACAAGTGGTGATTTAGGTTTTATAAATCCACAATCTACAATCGGAAAAATTTCTAAAGCACTACCTGGCGGTAAAGAAATTGTTAAATTTTTAGGTGGCTATGGCGTAGAAAATATCTTTAGTAACGGTTTTGATAGTTCAGTTAATGGTGCGATAGCTTTGTTTAACGAATATCAACTAAGAGATGATGTTATAAATATTAATAATTTAAAACAAATAACTGATGAAAAATATTTGAAAGAACCAGGGTTAATGCCTGCTTTTATAAAAACAATGAGAGATTTGTTTTTTGTAAAAGATTTAGATACACCTAGCGAAAAGAAAAGAAAATTAGCAGAGACTTTAAATTATGACAACATGTCTACTTATATGGGATTTGCAAAGGATGTTATAACTTTTGCAAATGATTTACCTTATTTTGCAGCAGGTGAAAAAATAAGACCTTTGAGGGCTGCTAACCAAGTTTTTAAATCTACAGTAGGAAGCGGGTTTGCTTTTTATATCCCAACAGTTATGAGGTCTAGCTTGTACAATGCAATATTAGATAATAAGGTAGACAATTTTGGTAATTTTTTAGAACACTTATTGTCTTACGATGTTCAAAAAAGTGGTTTAAAAGCTTTTTCTGTAGGAGGGTTGTTAGGCTTAGGTAGGGCAAAATTTATTAATCGACCTATGGATATTAGATTTGTTAGAAATTCAGACAAAACAAATGCATTTCCTTCAACAAGATTAAAACAAGGTCGTTTGTTAGATACAAGAAAATATAATTACAATCCTATGACTAATAAATTACAAGGGCATTTAGCCAATTTAGCGTGGGACACAGTTGGTTTAGGAACATTAAGCCCAATAATACAAGAAGGCAGGTTGCCAGTTGGAAGTGACTATGCGCATGCAGCTGCTATTGGTGGTGTTTTAAGAGGAAAAGATTTATTTTTTGGTGGAAAAATGAAACCAGAGCATCACGCAGTCGACCAAAAAATCAAAAAAAATGCTTTTAATTTAGACCCAAACAAAATTATTGAGGCAGATGTACTAGCTACACAACAAGTTAGAAATGGAATAATACCAGTGATGTATGACAGATTTGATTCAGCAATTAGAAATGCATTTAAAAAAAGAAATGTAGATGTAATTAACGAACCTGTTTATAGACCAAACGACAAAATAACCACACGCATAGGACAAGAAGAATATAGACATTTAAATACTATTGATGAAAATGGCGTAAAAATAAACTTGGTAGAAGACCCATATAATTATTTAAAAGTAGAATTAGCTAAAGATATGAATAAAGGTAAAGGGTCAACAACTGAAATTGTTGAAGACCAGTTTGGAAATATTAGCCCAGTGTATACTACAAAATCAGAAAATAATTACGAAATGCCTACGCAAAACAGATACGTCCAGGAAAAAGAAAAAATTGACGATATAGAATATAAACCAAACACAGAAGAATCTTTACAAATGGTAAAAGTTGGAGACAAATATAACCCAGTAATAAGAAAACCATCTCTTACAGAAAAAGGAATAGCTGTTAGAAAACGTAATATATTTAGAGAAATTAAAAATGAAAACGATAGAATAAAAATAAGGCCACTTAAAACAGTCATTTATCCAGCTTTAACTAATATTATTTTAGAATATAACAGAGGTAATATTTTAGAAGATATTGGATGGTTAAATGATTACATTCCGAAAAAAGGTGATGCAGGCTATGAAATATTTGAATCGCAAAAAAAAGAAGGTGCAATTGTAGGTGGTTTTACTGGAGAGAATAATTTAATGTATCACGGTTATGCTGCAACTCCTGTTATAAAATTTGTGCCAGATTTTCAAACACACCTCAAACAATCTGAAGAACAAGACGGCATGGGAGATTATAAAAACAACCCTTACATAGCTTTTGCAATAAAACATCCAAGAGAAAGAACTGATGAAGAAGATATTTATGTTTTTAACAAATCAGCGTACGACATGTTAAGGCTTTATGATTTTCGTGCAGAAGGTGAATTAGAGGCGGCATCAGTCAGATTTGTGTACAAAAAGAATTTTGTGCCTGATAAAGGATTAGGGCCTCAAAATCCAGAATATTTAAATCAACCAAAAGATAAACACGGTGCATTAATGTTTTTTACACCTAATGGAAAACTTTTGTCAGCCCTAGAACCTTTACCCGTAAACTCACATATTTATAGAGGTTTAGAAAAACAATACAAAAATATGAATAAAAAGAAAAATGAAAAACCTATAATAGATAGATACAACAGTTTTGTTGAATCTAATGATTTTTTAAATCCGATGACAATAAGCCCTAAATCTGGCAAAGAAATTAGAGATAAGCTTTTTTATGGAACAGGGTTGACTATGCAAGATATGCTGTTGATGATGGAAAAAATTGGTGTTGAAGTAGAATTTGTGACAAAAGAACAAATGAAAAAAAAATACAATGCGTCTGGTGCTTTAGGTTTTACTGCGCCACCAGAATTTTTTAATAAAGAAATATCAGCTAAAGGTATGAAACAAGAAGGCAACATAAAAATTATTTTGTTAGACAAATTTAAAAATGACCCATCATTAGTTATAGAATTAGAACAACTTTTTGCCCATGAAATGATGCACGTTATTGATTATTATGATAAACAATGGTCAGAGTTAACAAAACCAAGAGAACGAGGACAAACCGAAAATTATGAAGGATATGCCGCAGCTTTATCAAGAAAATTTGGTGGTAATAGATTTGTTGGAAGAATGTTAGGTACAGATTTTAGTGGTGGAGAAGCAGACTCTAGAGTTCCAGGAAATTTTAATTTTAGAGAATTTATGGAAGCTATGGAACAGTCAGAATCAGTAGCAGATACTTTTAGAATAGGACGCGGAAACGTACTAGGAGCATTAGCTACGTACAAAGATTTTGGAGAAGAATTTTTTGATGCAACTAAAAATGAACCTATGTCTCTTGCAACTTACAAAAAACGTATAAAAGAAATGGAGCTTGAAGCCAAGTCAAGGCAAAAAGAAATAGAAGAAAAATATAAAAAAGTTTTTGAAACAGACAAAGTGCCACGAACTATAAAAAATAATAAAATACTGTTGCCTGTATTAGAAGAATTTTTACCCATTCAAATATACGAGGACCTGTTAAATTTTTCTCACCCTTTGCGTCTGCAAATGATTACAAATGCAGTAAGCAGTTTACCTAAAGATTATAAAAAAATTTTTGACCCACAAAGTTTTGATGATGTAGTTGGACCAACAGTGTATAAAGATTATGGTAGGGCATTTGCACAGGCAATAGAAAATGAATTTGCACTTAATGGAATTATAAGTTTGCACGTTGTTTACAGAGAAATGGCTTATATTTCAAACCAGTTTAGACCTACAAGCGAGGAAGCTCTAGATTATAGAGCTGCATGGATAAATCAATTTCAGGGTAGCAGCCTTGAAGATTACGGGTACGCGAATACTATAAAATACATAAAAGAAATGTATCAAAAAGCAGATATGGTTTTTCCTTCTTTGCAAAGAAGATTAGAATATACTCCTGCAGAATATAAAAAACATAGAAAAGAAATAAAAGCCGTCTTAGATGCACCAACTTCTCGTTTATCAGAAAATGGGGTAAAAAATATGTTAGGCGAATACGACTTTTATTTCTCAAGAGTAAGTGGATATTATAGAAACACTAAAGAGATGTTTGCTGATTGGGGTATGGCTTTTATTTTATATCCAGAATTTACAAAAGTTCATTCTCCAGTAGCAACAAAATTTTTTCTAGAACATTTAGACAAAAAACCAGAATTTGCTAAAACCTATAATTATATACAAGCTGCAATAAACAAAACACCTGGTGAATCTACAGGCAGAGAAGGACAATTGTTTAACGATATGTTTGATGCTATCAAAAGAAAACAAAAAGAAGTAGAGGTTGCAAAAGAAGAGGGAGACGTAAAAGACCCATTTGAATATAAAACAAAATATTTTGACCAACACAGTATGCTCACCAGTTATCTTGATGCTACTGGAGGCAGGCCGCAAGAATTTTCAAGTGCAATCTTAAAAGGTGAAGCGACAAAAGAAGTCAGAAAAAATCAACATTTAGATTTTACACAAAATCCAGAACTTACTAAAGAAGACGATATTATGTGGCAAATTGGTCAACTACAACTTAAATCTACAGAGTTTGAAAAATTTTCAGACCAACTTTTTCCTGTAATGCAAGCTTTGCAAGAAGCAATGATAAAATACCCAGAAATGAGAGAAGATACAGATGCATTTCTAACTACAGTAGGCCTATACCACATAGTAGCAAAAGGCGGTTCGAGAGAAGAAGTTGCACAAAACCCATTGTTTTTAAGAGGTAAAGAATTATTTAAAAACATGCACCCAATACAATATCGTGACAAAGATGGCAAACCGTATGGTGACCCTATAAGTGTTATTGAATTTCTTGATAAAAGACCTATGGCAGAAGACATGATAAAATACATAGACAAAACATATCCAGAAGTAAATGCTGCCATAGAAGAATTTTTTTCTGTTACAAGAGATGCCTTAGTAAATTCTTTAGCTTATAGTGGACTTGTAGATATAGCAACATTAAAAAAAATAAAAAACAACAAATGGTTGACAATAACTTATGGCGACAGAATGATAGAAAGATTAAGAGTTACAGGTCGAGAAGGTTTTAAAGGAACAGGTTTTGAAGCAATTAAAGGCAGTATAAAAACACCAGCTGCATCGTTTTACGAAACTATAGAAAAAACAATAAACATAATAAGTGTTGCTAAAAATAACACTTTTTTAAATTATCTTGCCAGAAAAACTCCATTTGATTTAAAAGGATATAAGCGTTTATTAGAATCAGAAGGTTTATTAGATGACACTAGCAGAGCAAATCAAGCTGTAAGTTTTGATTTGTGGCAAGACCAAGTAGGTTTTTTACGAACTAGCAAAGAATTATTGGAATCTTTTTTTCCTGGTGTAATGGGTACAACAATAGGTGCTAATGTTTTTAAAACAGAAACTTTGGAAGATGGCACTGTAACATTAGCTAAAAATAAAAATTTACAAGGCCGTATTATAATTGATGTAGAAGATAAAAAACACAAAAAAGTTAGTCCAAAAGTTCAGGAACAAATAAAAAAATTAAGAAAACTTATAAAAGAATTAACTCGTGCAGGGAACACTAAAGTAATGAACGAGATGAGAAAGGAACTGTTTTACTTGCAAAAAAATAATTTAGAAATAGATAAAAATAAAATCCCTAAAAATATGGAGTATGTTAAATTTAAAGAATTGCAAAATGAATCTTTAACTGGTGCTGTAAATCTTTTGACAAATGAATCTTTACCCGAAGTAGATTTAGGTATTGCGGCAGGTTCGGTAAAATACACAGAAGTTTTTATACACAAGGCACTGGTTGCAGCTTTGTTTGATAAAGAAGCAACGGCTATTGGAAATATTGCATTTTTAAGAAGTTTTGCTGCTGGAATACAATGGGGAAAAGATTTATATGTAGGTTACAACCCTATTTACGCATTAAGAAACCCACCTAGAGACGCTTATGATATTGCTATAAAATCTGGTGCTAACCTAGTAAATATATTAGATAAAAACGCATTAAAAAATGTGCAAAATTATTTAAAAAGAGTTTCTGGAAAACCATTTGAAAAAATGTCTAAGCAAGACCAAGTGTTAGGCTACACTAAATATATTATAGAAGAATATAAAGATGCCTGGCGTGTAGTAAGAAATCCACAAATTATAGAAGCAGAAAACAAAGAGTTTTATAAAAGAATTAATATGATGCCAAAAGCAAATGTGGGTAAAGCAGCCGACATTTTTAAATTAACTGATTACAACCAAGGCATGTTCAATATATACGAAAAATTGTCATTGCAAGACGGAGTTAATTATCATGCAGAACCAGAAGTTGCTGGTCGCAAATATATTTTACCGCAAATCAACAAATTAGCTTATGAAATATACGCTTTGACAAAAGCAGGTGAACTAGCACCAAGAGCAGCTTTTTGGCAATATTACCAAGATGGTGTCAAAGATGGACTCTATCCAAAAGTTGACCCAAAAAAATTAGATATAGAAATACAGCGAGTTATAACTCCTAACTATGCAGCCCGCGGAACTTACGCTGCTTATTTAGAATTGACAATGCCTTTCTTTAACGCTACTGTTCAAAGTTACAGAGCAGACATTCGTGCCTTTCAAAGAAACCCGCAACAATATTTACTTAGAACAGTCCAATATAACAAATGGGAAATTATAAAAAATCTTGCAAAATATGGTGTGCTGGGAGGGTCGATAGCAATGATGTTTAGAGGAGTAGACCCAGTTGACGAAGCCTTGTATCATAACCTGCCATTATTTTTAATGGGTGAAGACGATGATGATTACAAATCTAAAAAAGTATTTTATCTTAAATTACCTAAAAGTCCTACAGCTATACTACACAATTATTTTGTAGATTCTGCAATGCATGAAATTTTATCAGCAGCGGGTTATGATTATTATGATGACCCAACTTTTCCTAGAACTCTTACAAATGAAAGAAAAAATGCGGCTAGGCTGGAATATCTAAAACCTAATGCAAGTTTTGTGTTGGAAGCTATGATAGACACTATGAATTTTTTAGTAGACGGAACATTGCCCAAAAGTAATTTGACAGACAACTATCTTGTTACAGACGATATAGCATACCTATCAAAAAAATCTAGAAACAAAACAAACGATTTATATTATTCTATGTTTGGTCCTACAGGAGATAAGTACGAAAGACAATTTTTTATAGATGATTTTGCTAAAAGTATGTACAACAAATATGGTTTAGGCTCACCTATAGGACATCAATTTGATTTAGGCAGAAACATGGGATTTTCCAATCTTAAAGAAAAATTAAGAAAAAAAGGCCTAGGAGCATTAAATTCATTTTACGGAATAGGACCTGAATTAGGAGAAATGGCTATAGACCAGTTTAAAGAAAATAAACAAATGATAAAAGTTTTAGACAGACAATTAGTAGATAGTTATTTTAACAAAGCGGAAAGAGGGGAAACGCCTACGGAACAAGAAATGAACGCAGTAAATACGATGGTTAAAAGACAAGGTATAGATGCAATATTTAAATGGTGTAGAACAAGTGGATTGAATTGCACAAGGGCCAGTTTAAAATATTTACAGTTACCCAAAAAAGAAAGAGAATATATTGACAAAAATTATTTTAACAAATATATGTTTAATAATACTGGTAGAATGACTAATACTGAAAAAGATGCAATGGATAAAGTACAAAATGAAATTAACAAAGGTGGAGTACGATTACAAGTTGACGTAGAAGGCGCAGAAACGGTAGACAAAGGTGGAGTAAAATTACAAATTGACGTAGAAGGCGCAGAAAAGGTAGAAAAAGAATAAGAATAATGATAAAATTATGAGGATAGAAAATGGCAATATCAACAACAATAATTAAGAATAGTTACAGTGGAGACGGGTCTAACGATACCTTTGCATACCAGTTTAAAATAGCTGCAGATGCAGATATACAGGTTATTATTAGGTCATCTACTGGTGCAGAAACTGTAAAAACCCTCACTACACATTATACAGTAACTGGTGCAGGAAATGCAACTGGTGGGAATGTAGTCTTTGAATCTGCACACATACCTACAGCTACTGAAACAGTAGTTATAAGAAGAAATACAACACAGACACAAACACTTGACTTAGTAGAAAACGACCCATTTACAGCAGATTCTGTAGAGGGTGCATTTGACAAGAACTTAGCAGCTATACAAGAACTTCAGGAGCAAGTAGACAGGTCATTTAAAGTATCAAGAACTAATACAATATCATCATCAGAGTTTGTAGATAGTGCTACTACAAGAGCTGGTAAGACACTAGGATTTGATTCATCAGGCGATTTAACTACAGTTGCAGACTTTTTACCAGCTGGTGGAGATTCAGCATTATTTAAATATTCAACAACTACATCAGAAGCTGACCCAGGAGCTGGCGTGTTTAGAATGAACAATACTACATTCTCTAGTGTTACAGAACTTTACATAGATGACACTGATTTAAACGGCTTAGATGTTGCAGCATGGGTGCAGTCCTTTGATGACGTGTCTGGAAACGATACAAACAGAGGCCGTATTAGAATACAAAACGCAGGAACATTAACATCTTATATTACATTTAAAGTAAGGGGTGCAGTATCTGACGAAACTGGATATACAAAAGTATTAGTAACTCACATAGCATCAAACGGCACACTAGCTAATGATGCAAAAGCATTTATATCCTTTGTACCTAGTGGTGAAGATGGTGCAATACCAGGATATTTCTATAAGTTTGATACAGGCACAAGCGATACAGACCCTGGAGCAGGAGAGATAGCCTTTAACAATGGCACATATGCTTCAGTAACAGCTATATATATAGATGATGTTGATGCAAATGGAAGCTCAACACAAGCAGATACAATAACATGGGATGATAGTACATCTACAATTAAAGGCTATCTACATATAGTAGACATAAATGACAGCAGCACATACGCAAGATTTTCTATTACTGGTGCATCAACAGATGCTTCTGGATATAATAAACTTGCAGTAACACATATTGCATCAAACAATACTTTCTCAGCAGCAGATGAATTATCAGTACACTTTACTAGACAAGGCGATAAAGGAGATACAGGAGCTACTGGCTCTACTGGTTCTACTGGTCCAGCAGGAAGTAATGGTAGTGATGGTAGTGATGGAGCTGATGGTGCAGCAGGCACAAACTCACAATTGTCTATGACATTTGAAAGCACAACTTCTGACGCTGACCCAGGTGCAGGTAAAATTGCATTTAATAATGGCACTCTATCTAGTGTATCTATCCTTTATATAGATGATGCAGATGATGCAGGTGCAGACATATCTGGTTATGTTCAAAGTTTTGATGACGTATCTAATACAGTAGCAAGAGGAATAATAACAGTAACCAAAGAAGGAACAGCATCTACCTTTGCTACATTTAAAGTTAGTGGTGCTGTTACAGATGCAAGTGGTTACACTAAAGTGCCTGTTACTCATGTAGTAAGCAACGGAACTTTTTCTGACAATGATGGAGTAGGAGTACATTTTAGTTATAGTGGTGCAGATGGTGGACAACAATCTGCTGCAAGATTTGTATTTAATATTACAGGTACACCTACAACTGTCACTGGCTCAGATGCTGCAGGACAAACACTTGCATACACAGCAGGACAAGTAGACGTATTTTTAAATGGTGTAAAACAAGTAGTAGGTACAGACGTAACTGCAAGTAATGGCAGCAGCCTTGTATTTGCTTCAGCGTTAGCAGCAGGAGATGTTGTAGAAGCAGTAGCCTTTACAGCTTTTTCTTCATCTAACATAGCAGCAAGTGAAGTAACATCTGGAACTTTTGACAAAGCTAGACTACCAGCAGGTGCTATATTACAAGTATTACAAGCTGTAAAGACAGACACACAAGCAACTACCTCTACATCACCAGTAGACGTTAGTGGGCTTTCCGTAGCAATTACACCTCGTAGCACATCAAATAAAATTTTAGTTATGATGGATGTTGCAGTTGGTACAGCAGAATCTACAGGTAGTTTGGGAGCTGTGTATTTGTTACGAGGTTCTACAAATATTTATGTTGGAGATGCAGCTAGTAATAGAGCAAGAGCAACTGCACAAATAGATAACAACGCTGGTGATATGTCATTTAGTATTGTTCGTAACCATGCAACATTTTTAGATAGTCCGTCATCAACATCAGAACAAACATACAAAGTACAGTTTGAAACACACAATGGTGCAAACGAAGTTTATATAAATAGAAGTGGTAATGATGGCGACCAAACTTATATACAAAGAGTAGCATCATCAATTACAGTTATGGAGGTAGCAGGGTAATGAGTAGAGCAAGAGAATTAGGAACATACGCAGGAAAAATTTTACAAGTCAAATCAACTATTAAGACTGATACCTTTAGCACTACCTCTGGTTCAATAACTGATATAACAGGATTAAATGTATCTATTACACCAGCATCAACTTCAAATAAAATTCTTGTAATAGCTAGAGTAAATATTGGTTTAGATAGAACAGCACCATATTTATACCCATTATTTTTATTTAGAGATTCTACAAATTTAGGTATACATGATTCAGCTAGTAATAGAACAAGAGCGCATTCTGGTGGACAATGGCCGTGTGCTTCAACTGACCCAACAGTAGATTACGTATTAGAATTTTTGGATAGTCCAAGTTCTACCAGTTCTCTTACATACAAAGTTGCTATGTTTTCAGAAAGTAGTGGCACAGCATATGTTAATAGAGGTACAGAAAATGATGGTGATGCAGCTATAACAGGTAGGTTTACATCAGTTATTACAGTACAGGAGGTTGCAGGATAATGGATATAATAACAGCAATTTTAGCTATAGATTCTGATGCAGATGTAAGTGTAAATGCAGAAAGCTTTGACCAGATTACATGGCATGACGGCAATCCAAACAACATTACAAAAGAGCAAATTATTGCAAAACAAGAAGAATTAAAAACAGCACATAATAATACCAAATACCAAAGAGATAGAGCTGCAGAATATCCTAGCTGGGAAGACCAATTGGACAAGATATATCATGATGGGATTGATGCTTGGAAGGCAGATATAAAAGCAATTAAAGATAAATATCCAAAACCATAGGAGTGCAACATGAGTAATATATTAGAAGATATTATTAAAAGACTAGAAAAAGTAGAACATAGGGTACAGGGCGTAGAAGAAATTTTAGAAATAGAAGACAGCTACGGGGATATTTACAACACAGAATTAGAAGCTGAAGACGCGTATCCAGATTGCGATTGTGATGAGACTTGCGAGGATTGTGAGGTTGAAAACTAATAACGAACTAACTGTAGAGATAGAACGTATTAAAGGTGATATAAAACTTATACACAAATCAGTAGAAACTATTGAAAAGAATCATTTGCGTCATATAGAAGACGATATAAATTCTATAAAAAAAGTTTTGTGGACTGTGGCAGTAGTTGCAGGAACACAAATGATTATTGTTATACGAGAACTTTTAATTAGGGGGATAGCATAATGTTTGGTTTGTTATCAGCAGTAGTATCAACAGCAGTAGATTGTTTTAAACAAAGACAAGAGACTAAAAAGTACGAAGCCATGGCTGAAAGAAATCATATGTATCGTATGGCTCAGGGAGAGATAGACTATCAAGCACAGGTAAGAGCAGACAACAACAATGGTTGGAAAGACGAGTTTGTTCTTGTGATAGTATCATTGCCTATACTTGTACTTGCATACGCAGTATTTTTTGGTGATGATATGATGAAGGAAAAGTTAGACCTATTCTTTCAATACTTTAATGGATTACCTCAATGGTATCAATGGTTACTAATAGGTATTTTTGGAGCTATATATGGACTTAAACCAGCAGCTGGCATGTTTGGTAAGAAATGAACTATATAATACATACAATAATTCAAGTATTATTAATTTTTGCAGGGGTGGTAGCATTTGCAACAGATAATAGTACGTCTAATCAGACTAACACTTCGGGTTCTAACACTTCCATATCGGGTGGTTACACGTCAACGACCACGAATACATACTCAGGAGGTCAGACTAACACCACGACCAATAGCACGAGTAACACCACGAAGACTCAACAGATACCTGTAAATACTGCAGCAGCACCCTCTATGTCATCATACAGCCAGGACCTATGTATAGTAGGCGTGTCTGGTGCAGTTCAGGTAACAGGGTTTGGAGTATCAGGTGGGACATATGTTGTTGACGAGAATTGCGAAAGGATGAAACTATCAAAATTATTATACGACTTTAATATGCGAGTTGCATCAATCGCAATACTTTGTCAAGACGATAGGGTGTTTTCTGCCATGGAACACGCAGGTACTCCTTGCCCATTTGAAGGACAGATAGGAAAAGATGCTACAAATCAATGGAAAAAATATGACATAGAAAGACCAGATTATGATACTTATGTACAAAAACTTAAAAGAAGAGCAGCTATAGATAACAAAACAGAGTTTGTGCCTATAGACACGGAGTATGATTTATATGGAGACGATGATTAAATGTGGCTACTTGTTGTTAATTGCATTCTTGATAGCGTGGGCAGCAACAGCAGAAGACATAACGACTGGAAACCTTTTGCCAAATGGTTCTGGAAACGCAAGTAACTACCAATCTGTCGATAGTTCTATACCTAACGTAACAACTAATGGCTTTACAGTTGAAGGAAATATAAGAGACTGGGGACAAGAGTTAGAAACAACAGGTACAGGAAGTATAAATTATACTGGTACATTACTTAATATTGTAACAAATGATGACACCACAACGCAAGACAAATTAGATAATGGTATAACATTAAACTCTACAACCATAGTACAGAACTGTGAATGGGTAGGCTCTGCTTATCAATGTGGTCAAGCAAGAGCGGGGCAAGACAGTTACACAACGACAGTACAAATATTAGATAAAGATGGCACGGTTCTTGCAACTGTAAACCAAACTAGAAATAATGATTCTGGTTATGGTGCTAATGCATACAAGTATGAAGATACAGTTACTTACGCAGGTGCAGGTAGTAACCAGTTCTATTGGGAATGGGAAGGGGTAGATGAAGGTAGCTATGTAAACCTAGGTGGACCTAATCTTCTTGGTGCAAAACTTACAATGACATACAATAATACTGTAATACCAGAGGAAACTATAGAAGAAATATATGAAGTTATAGAGGAATTTGAGGAATGGGAAGAACAATTTGTAGAAGAAGAACTAATAGAAGAGTTTGAATTATTACCACCACCTATTGCATTAGAAGAAATGGGCATTATAATTGAAGAAGAGCAAATCGTAGAGGTGTTTGAAACTTTTGAAGAGTTAGAAGAAGAGTTTGAAGAGGTAGAAATACTGCAAGTATTTGGAGGACCAGAAATTGTACCAGAACCCGAGGAAGAAGAGGTTAGTAACGAGACTTCTGTTGCAGCAGTTGAAGAAGAGTTCATGGAAGAACAACCTGAACCGACTGAAAGTACCCCTGTGGAAACAGTTCAAGAAGAACCTCAGAGTGAACCATCTAATAACGAGCAAGTGGCAGTAGCTGAAGAAGAATCTACAGAAGTATCTGTAAGCGTAAGCTCTATACAAGCAGAGGTTAGCGTAAAGATAAAAAGCGTAGAGAAACAATTAGCAGCTACTAGCATTATAGCTCAACAAGTCATGGTGCAAGAGCAAGTAGATTTATCTAGCTACAACAAAGCATATGTAGATAACAGAAAAATATACGAAGGCAATACTTATGAAGACCTACGAACACTTGATGAGTATAGCAAAAAGATTTATAATGATGATAGAAAGTTTGTAGCTATATCTATGAATGACCCTGTAAAGGATTATCAAAACAATCTTAGAAATGCTACAATAAAAAGAAAGATAGCTGAACAAGAACTTAGACAGCTAAGAGGTTACTAATGGATTTAATGGAAACACTAAAAAAATATATAGCACTTGTTGGTATTGTTACTACAATAGGTGGTGGTTTTTATGCATGGGGTGTATTTAACAATAGGCTTGATGAATTAGAACAATCTAAATCTACAAAAACAATAAAGGCTATGAAAAAAGAAATAGCTATACTAGAAAAAAGAGTAGCTGTGTTAGAAACAAAGCTTGATGAATTTAGATTTACAATACAAAACCCACTAAAAAATTAAGGAGGTATCATGGCTTTAGATAAAGATAAAATTAAAGAAGAGCTAAAAGATTTTACTGAAGATGCAGCAGAAGTTATTGGAGATGCACTTAAAAAACATTTCTGGAAATCTGTAAAAGCAGCATGGAAAGGTTTCTCAGTTATACAAAAATTATATGTAGTTGTAATCTTTGGAGCTTACTCTTATTTATTATATTGGATTTAAACTAACTTACCTATCCAGTTTCCATCATTATCAAGAACCATAGGAAACAGTTTAGGTATTCCATCTATAATCATACCGCAGCCTAGTATGAATCTGGTTTTAAAATTTTTAGCATAGGCAAATGCTAGGCTCTTTTGATTTATAAGGCAGCCTACATTCATACCCCAGAATAAATTGTCAGGGTTTGCCCACCACGATATCAAGAACTTAGTGTGGTAATGTCCTTGCACTGCATTCATTCCCATAGTTTGTGATACCTTTAACACATCTGCTACCCTGCCATGTGTAAAAAAACATCTTTGTTTATTCGGTAAAGTAATAGTTAAATCATCTTGCCATGTCCACTTCTTTGTACCTAAAAACTCCCCATAAGTTCTAAGAAACATACGGCTCATACCAGACTTCAATGCCCTACGATATACCATAGAACTGTGGTTAGATTCTACTTCTATTACTTTTGGAAATATTTCTTCTAGTTCTTTGACGTATACTTTTGCTTGTGTTAGTTCATCACCTGGACTAGGCAGGTCAGGGTCGTGGTCGTGCATAGACATAGCTTGAAAATCTAATAAGTCGCCAATATTTACGACAAAATCTGGATTGTATTCTTGTTTAATTTTGCTAAGAAATGCAAAAGCATCTTTGTGATGGTATGGTATGTGCAAATCACTTATTATTAATATGCGCTCATACATTATCGTATCTTACCACAAGTTATCCACATTAATCAACAGGTGGATTCAATTCTTCAAACATGTTTAACAATCTTTTTTGTATTAAGTTGCGCAATCTTTCTTCTGTTAGTTCAAAAGTTTGTTTGTCGTTTAATTTCATGTAACAAACTTGTTTTTCTTTTATCATATATGCTATATCTCTAGCTAACTCGTTTACAGTTTTTGTCATTGACATTTTAACTCCTTTTTATATAATATAAATGTTAGTTGAGTTGAGTCAAACATAGGTTTGATAATGAAGAAAGCAAGGAGACTTGCACTACAGCTCAACTAAAATTGCACCTTGTCTCTATAATAATTACAATAATTTTTTACATTACAATAATGTTCACATCTAACATCTTCACCTATGCGTCTTATAATTGCACAATCTTTTCCCTCTGTCATATTATTATCAGCTATATATTGATGTGCCAATTTTTCTGACTCTAAAACACGCACTGCTTTAACTCTTCCTTTTTTCATAACTGCATAAGTTGTAGGTTTTGACCATCGTTCAGCAGGCGTACATACTGGTAATTTATCAGTCGTTTTATGAAGACTTTCTTGATGCAAACTTATTCTTTGTTTAATGTAATTAGATTGTTCTTCTCTAGACCATCTGCGTATTGGTATCATAATGGCTTGCTTCTTTGGATAAGTGTCAGATTGCATTACGCGCACCTTAGACCAATCACGTAATATAGCCATAATGGATAATGATTGTACAGGGTATAAATCATTATTGCTTGCTATAAAATCATATACATTCAATTGTTGTTCCCATTCTATTTTATTATTTTGTAACGCATCCATAGCAGTCCAGGCAGATGTAACTTTAAAGTCAATAAGACTACCGTCTGCTTGTAACAAATCTATTTGACCACTTAATTTCCAATGATTAGTTTCTGGACCTTCATAAAAAATTCTTTCTTCTACTATGTCTGATTTTAAGGCAGCCCTTTCTATAACGTGATGCACTGATTGACCTAAGAGCGAGAAAACTAAGTCTGATACATCTTCCTCTATGTCCAGGGCATACCTAGATTCTAATTGTGTTATTCTTGGTGGTTTAATTAAAGTAGTAGTGCTAATATCCGATGGTCCTTTTATGTAAGTATCATTCTGTACAGCTCTAACAATACATTTTGGTAAATTGTATTTGTTTTTTATGCGACGAAGCTGTACAACTTTTGGTAGGTCTCTCATTAAAAGGGTACATCTCCAATGTCGTTGGCCTCGTCACCAAGGTCTGTGTTCATGCCTTCTAATTCTTTAGACCTCATAATCATATTTCTTATACCTTCAGACAAAGAATTAAAAGTGTCTCTTTTGTTTTGTTGAAAATCTTCTATTGTAAATAAAACAACATCATGAATGGCAGGTCGCATTTTATCTGGATTTGAATGTGGCATTACGCTATTTACCTGCACCCTACCACGTTTGTCTTCTATTAAATTTAACATGCAAGATACATTGACAAGGTTGCCTATATCAAATCCTTGTTTTTCTGTTTCTGTAAACGCTCTACCTCTCCATGAAGTTAGGTCTGCACCTAGTTTACTTTTTTCATGTAAAGATAAATTGTAAAATTTACTGATGGTAAGTGGCATGCCATCCTTTAATTGTTCAGGCAATTCCCATATCAACATAACCTGTCTTTTCCAAGTTGTCTCTCCTTCATAAGTATTTTTCTGTGTGCCAAGGTCGATTACCTTTACACAACGAGCTTCGTGAACTCCAACATCTGGTTGTATAAAACCAGAACCAGAGTCTGTGCTTTTTGCAATTAATGCCATATATGCCTCCAAATTTTTTTTATTGTTTCAAAAGATTAACATATGTAAAGCTTACTGTCAACTTGACTAGAGTTAATAATGTCGTATATTAATAATATGGAAAATGAAAACTATATTATGGCTGTACAAAGAACTGTAGAAATAAGAAACAATTACGGTGGTGCAGAACTCGCTAGAAAACTAGGCATATCACATGCCGCTGTGTCTAAATGGAAAGTTATACCTCCTTTTCGTGCATATCAAATTGCACAACTAGGTGATTATAAGTTAGAATATATTAGACCCGACATTAAATTTGGTGTTGGCCCTCAATAGGAGGCAGTAAATCATCCTTTACGTATATGCAACCTCTTGCTGCCTCCTTGTAGCAATGCTATAGCACTGTGTTATACATTCGCAATGCGATTTTATCCCCTTCATCTTCACCTTCATCTTCATCTTCACCTGCATCTTCATACAAGATAGTTGACAAGCAGTAGAGTTATTAGTTATATTAACTAGAGTAAAGGTATGAGAAAACTAAAGAGTTATGAACAAAGCCCTGCTTTTCAATTTTATGCAAGCGACTGGATAAGCGACCCTAACAGAATGATGATGTCCCTTGAGGAGCAGGGTGCATACATATTGTTGTATTGTCATTGTTGGAGAGCTGGTACTATATCTAAAGAAATGGAAGTATTAGCACGTATGTGCAATTGCAGTTTGGAAAAAATAAAGAAGATATGGCCTAGGATACAACATATGTTTAAGGAAACACCAAAGGGTCAATTGTTTTGCGTGCAAGCTGAAGAAGAAAGAGAAGAGCAATTAATTAATAGAAAAAAACGTAGTGACGCAGGTAAGAAAGGTGCTAAAGTTCGATGGAAGAATGGTAAAGCATAATTTGTTTTTCTATTATATCTTCTATGTTATGTGTGTTGCAGTAAAAAGTATCAAATCTATCTTCTATTTCTTTTACAACCAATTCTGTAATAGCTATGCTGTCAGACACACGATGCGTTCTGTCTATATATTTTAAAATTTTTATTTTATCCAAGGGTTGTATTCTGCCATTTTTTTTTACTATATTCATTTTAGTTCTCCAACATTTGTAATACTTCTGCCAATAAATCTTCTTGACTTCCCCATTTGCGACTAAACTCTTTAGAATTGTAATGAAAAGATTCTTGACTTAATCTATGATGATAAGGACACAATGGTATTACTTCATAATGACTTGCTCTTTTACCCATGCCCGTCATAGACCTTATGTGATGTAACTCAGCAGGCGACATCTCATTGCCTTGCTTGTGACAAATAATGCACCCAAGCTTAGCAACTTTATTCATGTGTTCTTTTTCTGCTTTAGTTTTTGTACGTGCCATAATCGAAATCTTTTTCCGTAAAAGTTTTTGCGCCAATTTTATTTATTACTTTGATGTTACGGGTAGGAATTATTATTTCATCACCAACATCTTCGATTGTAAAAGACATAACAAATATGTGTTTGTCTTCATCTTTATAAACTAAATAACCTTCTGTGTAACATATACTTAAAGTGTCTTTTCCAACATCAGACCTCGATTTCCATTCTGCGTGACTGGTAGCATCTTCCCACCAACATTCATATTTTGATAAAGTAAATTTACGGGCCATAGTTTTTTCTTTCTCTTCCATCGTTTATCATTTTTGTTTTCCAAGTATCAAAATTAATATCAACAATTTTCTTTTGCCAATTTAATTCTGATTCTATTTGCACAGCTTCGGCAAGTGCTTGTATGTGCTTTTGATACCTTTCGTCTGAACGTGCTTCCCTTTCTTGGGCTGCGGCCGTCTCTAATTTGCCTGTTGTAGAGTTTAGCTGATATTCTTTCATGAGTCTAGCTAACAAAATTTTTCTACCATGTTCTAGTATTGTTAGATTTTTCTTAGCTTCAGCGTGTTTTATACCTATTTCTCGTAATTTTTCTAATTTTAATTCTATTAAGTCATCATATGTATTCACTTGTTTGCCTCCATAGCTTTCGCTTTTTTAATATTGTAATGTTTTATGTAATTAAGAACATCTTTGCCAGGTTTAACTGGCTGTACCTGTTTGTTTGCAGGAAAATGTTTGTATTTATCTTTAAATATCCAACTAGCCCAACCATCATCATAGCCCTTTTGTCTTGAATAATATAAAACTTGGCTATAAAAATGTTTTTTATGTTCTGGTTCTACCTTATCTTTCTTTGTTATTTCTATCAATCTGCCTTGTTTTATAAGAATTGCTCTTTCTTTTTTAGTAGGCACATGTAAACACATAGGGCATTCTGGCGCGTTTTTAGTGGGTTTATAGACGTAATTACATTCAACGCAGGTATAAGGTTGTTTTTCTATTTCGCGTGGCTTATTTGGCTTCCTGTTGTCTCTTTTTTTTGCTTTCAAAGACCAAGTTGGGGGTTCATCAGGAAATCCATGCTCGTAAACAGCGCCACTATGGTCAATTATAAGGGTGTCTTTCTTGTTTTTGTATGGTCTAAGGCTTCTGCCTACCATCTGCAAGTATAATCCATAGCTTTTTGTAGGCCTAGCAAGAATAACACACGACACTTTAGGGCAATCCCAACCTTCTGTAAGCACTTGACAGTTACTTAATACTCTAATATCTCCTGATTGTAGCATTTCTAGTTGTCTTTCGCGCTCTGTTTCCTTCATTTCACCATCTATATGCCCAGCAGGTATGCCATTTTGTCTAAAAATATTAGCAATATATTTACTGTGTGCAATAGATGTAGCAAAAACCACAGTTGGCCTGTCATTTGCGTATAAATTCCAGTGTTCTACTAAATCTCCTACTAATTTAGGTATGTTCATACGTTTGTTTAACATTTTAGCGTCATAATCACCAGCAGTAATCTTAATTCCTTTTAAATCTGGCATAGTAGGCGCAACAATTCTGCTTGGGACTAAATATTCCTGAGATGTAAGCTCTTTAATATTGCTGCACTCTATTATTTTCTCGTAAATATCGCCAAGACCACGCCCATCAGACCTACACGGTGTTGCTGTAAGACCTATGATGTAAGAACTAGGGTATAACTCTAATAATTCTTGAAAACTTGTAGACACTGACCTATGTGCTTCGTCTAATATAATGACATCTGCTACAGGCAAATCAAAATCTTGTTTATCTTTACGTGCAGTAAAAGTCTGTATTGATGCTATTTGCACGCCAGCGTGTTTTGTAGGGCTTTTACCTGCCATAAGTAAACCGTGTGGCACACCAAAATCATAGAGCTTACGGCTACATTGCATAATAAGTTCTCGTCTGTGCGCTACAAACAAGCAACGTTTACCGCCCGCTACTACACGCCTTATAACTTCAGAGGCCACAACGGTCTTACCAGAGCCAGTTGGCGCAACTAATAAAAGTCGACGCAAACCTTTTCTGTAATTCAACGACATTTCTTCTATACTTTTTGTTTGATAATTACGTAGTTGGTACATATCTTCTCCATATATCATTAAGTTGAAATATTACTTCTCGTAAATTTTCTGGCGGTGTGCATGCTTGTGCAAAACGTATTGCTTCTTCTCTAGCATAATCGTAAGTTTCGCCACGCATTCTAATGCTAATTAACATTTTAACAAGTTTTTCATGCCTGTCGCCTTCGCCTGCTCCATAACTAAAATTTGTAGCAGTGTGTTTATAATCTTTGTTTATAACAACTTTTTGAACTTGTGGTCTTTTCAAACCTAATTGTATTTTTATTTGTTGTCTACTGTATGGTTTGCGTTGTAACCTCTCTATTATTTTTATAGGATATGGTTTGTTTTTGTTGTGGTAAAAACCTGCAACACGCATAACGCGTGGCAAATCTTTGACCTTTGTATCAGCATTATATTTTTCTGCAAGAGCTTGCTGATATAATGTAAAACTTTCTAATGGCATGTCAGACACTAACCAGTAACAATGATATTTTTTTGGGCTAGTGTTAACAACCAAGTGTGGCTGTAAATCAAATTTATCAGGCAAAGGGCTTCCGTCTAAATCTATAAATACAGCACGCACTTGGTTTATATGGCGTGTCGTTCTACCAAGGAGGTTGGTTTCGTTTACTGTAAAAAACACGCCTGCGCCTTTTCTATTTAGTTCAGCTAGCTTGTGAAAATGCTCTCTTATCGTGCCATGGAATTGCTTGACCAGGGATTTATTTCCGCTGTGCTTGTCGTCAAATGTTTGAAAACTGTGCTGTTCGCCAAACATCTGCAAAAATTCATAGTATTGACTGCATTTCATAAATATTGCTTGATTCTTTATAATTCTCTTAATATCCATATTACGATTGCTATTCCCAACCACCATTTAAGAATGTATAGAAAGGAGTCTCTTAGTTTTGGACTTCTTTTCTTTGGCGATTTTCTTTCTAGCTTCCACTGATTTCGCATGCTTCTTTTTCATCTCCTTTTTTTGTTTCTCGTTCATAGTGCGGAAAAAACCTGCTCCTCCAAACGTATTATCTTTCATATTGTTCCTCCCATTATTGCTATCGCTAACCAACAAAGCAATGTTGTTAATATAATTGTTCTAGTCATCATCTTCCTCCTTTGGTAAATGGTCGTAGTTATCATGCTCTAGGTCTTCCTGTGCCATTATCATGGCATCTTTGGGACTATATCCTAGCTCAATATATAACTCAGCTCGGTCTTCTAAAAACTTCTCGTTGTGTTCGTTCATCTCTCCCTCCCTAAATATTTA